ATCTGCCAGCGGCCCTTCATCCGGCACAGAGAAGTGCAGGAACGAGCGGATGCCATTTGCCACACTCTTGACCGCATTGCCGACCCAGCTCACGCCTTTCTTGATACCGCCCGCGATACCGCCAACGATGTCCTTGCCCCAGCTGACTGCCGAAGAAGCCACGTTTTTGATACCACCCCAGATGGACGATGCCACATTGCCAATAGCCGATGCCGCATTGGAGATACCATTCTTAATGGCATTCACACCATTCGAGAATGCCGACGTAACCTTGTTCCAGATATTTGTGACACCTTCCCGGAAGCCATCGCAGTTTTTCCAGAGAGCGGTAAGTCCAAGACCGATGCCGCCAACGGCTGCCACTGCGATACCTGCAGGACCCGCCAAGCCGGCAAGTGCTGTGCCTGCGGATGCGAGGAACCCACCTGCGGAGCTTGCTACGCCTGCAAGGGCTGTACCCGCGCCAGCGGCCAGACCGGATACAGTCGTACCCACAGATCCGAGCAGACCGGAAAGCGTTGTGCCGACTGTCCCGGCAATACCGCCCAGCGAAGAACCGATAGATGATACGATACCGGAAAGACTGCCGCCTAAACCGCCGATCTTCGATACTACACCGGAGAGCAGTCCGCCCAGATTCGACAGGATTCCCCCACCGCTGGAGCCAAGGCTTCCCAGCTTCGAGATGATGCCGGAGATTCCCTCTCCCAGACCGCCCATTTTAGAGGTCAGCCCAGAGATCAGATTGCCAAACTTCGACACGATCTGACCTCCATCTGCACTGCCGATCTTCGACAAGAAATCTCCGATGTTGGACAACAGACCACCGCCGTTCTCTGTACCGAGGACATTGCCAAGGTTCTGCATCGTATTTCCGAGATTTCCGATGGTGTTCTTCATGGAGCCGAGCTTGTCCACTAGACCCGTGACCGTATTGACCGTGTCACCGACCTTACTGATGCCGTTGCCCAGGCTCTTTAGGAAATCCGAGTTGAAGGTATTGCCAAGGCTGCGGATTGCATTTCCAAGGGAACTGGTCTGAGAACTCAGCTCTCCAATGGAATCCTTCATATCCGAAAAGCCCTGCTTCACTTCATCGCTCATGCCGCCGACTGCGGTTTTGGTGATACCCTGCAGGTCAGTCCAGAGCTGCTGGAACTGTGTTTTCAGACCGGAAAGCCCGGACATCAACTGTAATTGGATACCGCTGCCCACATCCCTTGCAGCACTACCGATACCGCTCTGACTTTTCTTGATCGTGGTAGCAAAACTGCCGACCACGGAATCCATCCAGCCGCCCAGAGAATCTACCGGGGTCGTGAGGTTGTTGCTCATAGACCCGGCAAGTCCCTGCACGGCTTTCACCACCGACTTGACATTTTTCTTAATGCCGGTCGCCAGCAGCTTCATGAAGTCGGGCATATAGGTATCTGCATCAGACAGAGGTCCTTCATCTGGTACAGAGAAATGCAGCAGGCTTCTGACCCTGCTTGCGACATTTTCTGCCGCTGCGATCACGGAACCGGCTGCTGCCCGGACACCTGACGCCATCTGGGAACAGATATCTGCACCCCAGCGGTATGCCGAAGAAGCAATCGAACCGAGCGAGTTAAAACTGCTCCTGATACTTGCAACACCGGAAGACACCGTGCTGCGCAGGCTGGACATTGCCGAAGACACCGTAGACTTGATGCCGTTGAAGGCAGAGGTCGTGGTGGATTTCAGTGTGTTCCAGCCGCTTGTGACCGTACTGCGGACAGCCGTGACAGAAGAAGTCGTAAGAGACTTGATACTGTTCCACGCCGTCGTAATGACCGTCTTGATACCATTCCAGCTGGTGTTCGTCAGAGTTTTCACTGCGTTCCATGCGCTGGTCATGGAGGATTTCACAGCAGCAGTCGCAGAAGTAGTCAGAGACTTGATTCCGTTCCACGCTGTGGTAATGACCGTTTTAATTCCGTTCCAGCTGGTCGTTGTCAGCGACTTCACCGCATTCCATGCACTGGTCATGGAAGATTTGACAGCTGCTGTCGCAGAGGTCACATTGGTCTTCACCGCCGCAAAGCTGGTCTGGATGGTGGTCTTGATGCTGTTCCATGTGCTGGCGGTACTGGTCGTAATGGAACTCCATGCGGATCTCATCGCGGCACTTACACCTGCTGTTCCGGTTTTCACCGTCTGGCTGATGGCTGCCCAGCTCTTACTGTATGCCTGCTCCACTCCCCTCATGGAGTTGGTGATGGAGGTAGACAGCGTGGTGGACAGGTTCTCCGCCGCCGCAGTCACAAGGCTGGTGTTGGTTGTGATACCGTTTGCCAGCCCCTGCATGAAATCCGGCATCCAGCTTTCCATATCTGCCAGAGGTCCTTCATCCGGCACAGAGAAGTGCAGGAAGGAACGGATACGGTCTGCCACTCCCGATACGGCACTTGCCACATCCTGAATCCTCGACTGGATACCGGACACAATGTTGCCGATCATGTCAGAGCCCCACGAGAATGCCTGTCCAGCCAACCCCTTGATAAAGGAAACTGCACTGTTAAAGCCGTTCGTGATGGTGGTCTTGATACCGGAGATCGTAGAGGAAATCCCGGATTTCATGGAATTAAAAGCTGTGGTCGCCGCACTCTTGATGCTGTTACTGAGGGACGATACTGTGGATTTCATGGCATTCCAGCCGGAAGAAACCACCGATTTGATGCCATTTACTACACCGGAGATCTTGCTGCTGATGGCATTCCAGATGGAAGAAACCGTGGACTGGATCGCAGAAAGGACAGTCGAGATGACCGTTTTGATCGCATTCCATGCCGTACTCATCCGGGTCTGGATGCCAGTCAGCAGCGGAGACAGGAACGACACAATGGCGTTCCACACCGTCGTCACTGCAGTCTGGATCGCAGTCAGCACCGTGGAGATAGCTGTCTGAATTGCTGACCAAACTGTAGAGAAAGTCGTCTGCAATCCAGTCAGCATTGGAGTCACGAAGGCAACGATGGCGTTCCAGATGGACGTGATCTTCGTCTGAATTGCGGTCAGTGCTGCGCCAATCAGGATCTGGATCGCCTGCCAGATGGTTTCAAACAGATATTTGAACGCATCCAGCAGAGGTTTCATGGTGTTGTAGATGCCGTTCCACACCGAAGTAATCGTCGTGCTGATGGAGTTCATGACCGTAGAGATCGCGGTCGAGATTGCCGTCCACACAGTTGTCACCGTGGTATGGATCGTATTCAGCACAGAAGAAACTGCTGTGGAAATGGCAGTCCAGATGGTGCTGAAGGTCGTCTGGATACTCGTAAGGACAGTCGTAAAAAAGCTCGAAACTGCAGTGAACACAGTCGTTGCCACACTTTGGATAGCGGAAACTGTGTTTGAAAAGAAGCTGCTGATTCCGCTCCACACGGTCTCGAAGAAGCTCTTGATACTGCCCCAGACCGTCTGCCAGTCCGTACCGAACAGACCGAGGAACACATCCAGTGCGCTCTTTAGTGCGGTAAGCGTAGTGGTAAATACAGACTTCACACCGTCCCAGATGCTGGAGAAGATGCCTTTTACTGCTTCCCATGCGCCGCTCCAGTTTCCGGAGAACACATTGGAAAAGACATCGAACAGACCAAGTAGCGTATCCAGAACAACGCCAAGGATGGTAGCAATATTCTGGAAAGCTCCCTCAAACAGCGGTGCAAGCACCTGACAAAAGCCATCCCAGACTGCTTTCAGTACCTCGGTGACATCCTTAAAATCAAAGCCCAGCCCATTGATCCGCTGTGTCAGCTGATCACAGAACCCTTTCACCTTGGAAACGATGTCGTTCCAGATGCTGGTAATGGCAGTACGGAACTCCTCGTTCGTATTCCAGAGGTTCATGAACGCCGCCACCAGTGTGCCGATGACCGCCACCACTGCTACGACCGGCCCGGACAGACCACCCAGAACCACACCCAGCTTGCTGAACACACCGCTGGCACTGCCCACATGGGTGATAAGAAGCCGGATACCCTTTGCAAGAGAACTGAATCCCCGCATCGCTGTGCCGACGGTCGATATGGTCTTGCCAAGCACAATGAGCAGCGGACCGATGGAAGCCGCCAGGAGCCCGATCTTGATGATCGTTTCCCTGGTACCCTCATCCATGCTATTGAGCTTGTCCACGAACTGCTGCACGGCAGATACGATCTTACGGATGGTCGGCATCAGGATATCGCCAAAAGAAATAGCCAGCTCCTCCAGCTGAGATTTCAGGATGGTGAGCTGACCATTTAAATTGTCCTGCATGGTCTCTGCCATGCTCTCAGATGCGCCATCGCAGTTTTCAATGGCACTGCTTAATTTATCGATATCCGACTGGCTGGAATTCATCAGGGCAAGAAAGCCGGACATCGCATTCTTGCCGACCAATGCCTCTGCGTTGGCGGCCTTCTCAGATTCCGACAGCCCGGAGAATGCCACACGGCAGTCTGCGAGGATGTCGTTCAGGCTTCTCATGCTGCCATCTGCATTGCTGGTTGCAATCGTGACCTCACCGATGTTTTTACCCACAAAGGTCACTTCACCGGAAAGGTTGTTCATGATGGTACGAAGGGAAGTACCAGCCTGGGAAGCCTTGATACCACTGTTTGCCATAAGTCCGATGGCTTCTGCGGTATCCTCTGCCGAGAACCCCAGCGCACCGGCAATAGGCGCACAGTACTTGAACGTCTCGCCCATCATGGAGACGTTGGTGTTCGCATTGGAGGAAGCGGCTGCGAGGATATCGGCAAAATGCCCAGAATCCGCAGCGGATAAGCCGAACGCGGTAAGGGCATCGGTAACAATATCTGAAGTCGTAGCGAGGTCTTCACCCGAAGCGGCCGCGAGGTTCATGACGCCCTCGATGCCGTTCAGCATGTCAGAAGTCTTCCATCCGGCCATGGCCATGTATTCCATCGCCGAAGCTGCCTCGGATGCAGAGAACTTGGTCTTTGCACCCATCTCACGGGCTTTCGCACGGAGCTGGTCAAAGTCATCCCCGGTCGCACCGGAAATGGCAGAGACCTTACTCATCTCGGAATCAAAATCGGCTGCGGTCTTCACTGCGGCAGTGCCAAGACCCGTCACAGCGGCAGTCACCGGAAGGAACTTCTTGCCTACATTCTCCACAGAAGATCCGATGTTCTGGAGCTTTTCTCCAGCTTCATCAATCTTGGCAAGCGTTGCATTGGTAGTAGCCGCCTGGTCCTGTAAAGACCGCAGATTCTGTTCGGTCTCCACGATCTCACGCTGGAGGGCATCATACTGCTGCTGGGTGATCTCACCATTGGCAAGCTGCTCATTGGCCTGCTGTGCGGCAGTCTTCAGAGTTGCCAGCTTTTCCTTGGTAGCTTCAATGGCATCCTTCAGCATCTTCTGCTTCTGGACAACCAGTTCTGTATTGGAGGGGTCCAGTTTTAGGAGTTTGTTGACATCCTTCAGTCCGGACTGCGTCCCCTTGATTGACTTGTTTACACTTTCCAGTGCTTTGGAGAGCTTTGTGGTATCGCCGCCGATCTCAACGGTGATGCCCTGGATTCTGGATGCCATGTGGATGACCACCTCCTTTTGGGCATAAGAAAAGCCCATCTGCACAGGGCAGACAGGCTAAAAAATGGGTATAAAAATACCCCGTCAGATTTCTCCAACGGGGTTGCTATCGATTATTTAATTTTACTCCATAAGAGCATTGTGCTCTCCATAATATCCTCATAGCTGATATCAGCCGCATACGGATATTTCTTCTGGTAGGACTTCCAAAGTGTATGTAACTGTGCGTCATTACTGACGGCAGCCATAATTTTGGGTGCTTCCTCTTTCAGATTTTCGGTGCTTCTTTTCTTACAGGTTGCCTCAAATGCCTTTTTCAACACATCAGCATCGATGTCCTGCTCGTAAATAGAAAGCAGGGTCTTGATGTCATAGAAGTCTCTCATTCGGGTATTCAAAAGACCTCTTGCAAGGACCGTCTGAAGTTTTTCTGCCAGAATTGTTTCCAAATTATACGACCAAAGGCTGATGGAACGGTCATCCAAGAGCAATTTATAGTTGTACTCGATTGCTCTTGGCGTGATAACATCTCCTGTAGAAATATCAATTTTCATAGGCGTCACAAGTTTTCCCATCACGGCATTCATGGTAAAACGGATACCCGGATACTCCATCTCATCCATGATATTGGAAACTTCCTTAACCTCAAAGGTCACTCCATCGCCAAGGTCGATGTCCTTGATATCATCCACAATCCGTTTTGCATCTTCTGCCGACAGATTCTGATTTTTAATGCTCGTATCGATATCCATCGTGGACCGCAATGCTACGCCAACCATTGCTGTCACCAGCATTCCGCCTTTGATGATAAAATTATCTTTATACTGCGAATTGGCAACTCTCTCAAGAAAACGCTCCATCATGTAGATTCGCATGAGCGTTCTGGCATCTGCCTTGTTTTCCTTTGCCACATTCTTAATTCTTCCCTTAACCTGTTCAGGTGTCAGCTGCATTTTACAATAATACCCCCATATATCTGCGGATCACATTATCAACCCGAAACAACTTTGCATATTCCATAAGTCGATTCAGGTCCTTGTCTCTTCTGGAAACATATGTCTTCAGAACAGAATTGAAATCCTGTGCTTCAATACTGCTCCGGCTTCTCATCAGATCACAAATTGTTCGTTCCAGGTCATACATTGGAATCATATTCCCGTCATTGTCTTTCACAATAATCTTTCCGACATCCAGTAATTCCCGTTTTACCGTATATACTTTACAACTTCCATCCGCTGTAAGCCGGTGTGCATTGTAACCGCTGTATATGGTAAGTGTGTGGACAAACGGTTCTCTGTCTGTCAGACCATGATAATAAAAAGCCTCGTCATGTGAAAAAACAGCATTCGGGCATCTCTTATGAAGCACATACAACTCATCGACCCAATCCGCTCCCGTAGAATAAACACCACGGCTGACCGGCTCCAATCCGTTTTCTCGGACATATTTGTAAAACTTAAATTTTGAAATTCCAGATTTTCCCGCAATTCTCGGCGTAAGGTAATCATGATTTTGAACTAATCTTGTCATCTCATTCATAGAATCACCGTCCTTCCGTGCTTATATTGTAATCGAAATAAGCACGATAGTCAAGTAAAATCAAACGAGCGTGCTTATTTCATGTTTAATATATGCACGCTCGTCGAGTTTTATTCTGTCAAAATTTGTCAAAATCACTTTGCGAAGCCAGCTCTTTGTACGGATAGTCGTCGTTCTGCCGCTCCGTGAACATATCATTGACCAACCCGATGGTCAGCAGGTCGAGATCGGCGATGCTGATACCGAGCTGTACACACCGCAGCAGAAAGAGCGGGGTGGTCATTTCCCGCTCACTTTTTCGAGGTTTTTTCTGGATTCCACCTCCGTCTGCACGTTCAGACCCCACAGTTCGATCAGCTGGGGCAGGATCTGGTAAATGGAGAAGGTGTTGAACTGATCCAGGAACTCCTCCGGGCTATCCGGCACATTCGCGGGGTCCGCATGACGGGCCATCAGCCATGCCAAATCCTCGAACATCTCCAGACTGAACAGATCGAGGTTGGAATTGTCCTCATCGTTCTCCCCCACGCTCTTTTCCAGCTGACGCAGGTCTTTGTAAATGTCACGACCGAACTTGATACGGTACAGGCGAGGCACAGCGGCACTTGCCTTAAAGGTGACTTCCTTGC